CGGGCTTGTTTTCGACGATAACATTGGTGTCCCATTTCTTTTGCAACATTGTTGCTAATTGTCTAGACATAACGTCGGGGCCCGATCCCACCGGAAGTCCAGTTAGCAATTTTACTTGCCCATTAGGATAATCTGCACTGGCGCACATACTAATGCTAGCCAACACTGATACTAAAATTAATTTTAAAAAGTTTTTCATTTTGCAAGTTCTCCAATTTTATAAAACGGTGTAAGCATTCCTACTAGGCCGTCACTTTTTCCTGTGTGATCCTTTAATATATGTTTAGGATCAATATTTTGTTCCATATAATCAATGCTGTATTGCCAAGAGTTTAATACTTTGGAATCTACGTTGCTTTCTTCATACATCCAATTATCTAATTCGCACCACAGGGTACTAGATGGTTTCATTGCCTGGAAACGATCCTTCTGCCAGTACGGATAAATGATGTTACGTACCATAGACTCATACCGATTACGCATCATGTAAGATTTTGAAGCATCGGGGCTTACCATTGGCAATAAGTCGGGATTCTTCTTTATGTGATTCATAATATGATGAGTTTGCACTTTAACAACTTCGGGCATGTCTGGAGTCCAATAGAATAACTCAGACGCAGAGAATGAGTCTTCGTAGTTGTCAAACTGTATAACAATACCGGCAACGCTGTCTAAGTAGAATACAAAGAAATTGCCATTATGGCAACACATACGTGGTTTGTCAATGCCAAATAAATGACAGCCACGTATACCTTTATCATGGAACATACGCTTATAACGGTCTAATGCTGTTTTCCATCTAACAACGTGTGACGGACTTAATTGAACGCCGAGCCCCTTTTGAAACCATGGATCATTATCAGATTCTGCAGACTTAAAGAAATCCATGGACTCTTCGGAGAAATCGTAAAACTCAATGTGTATTTCTGGGTGATATTGTGCAAGCCATTTAAGGTCGGGTGCCAGGGTTAAATCCCATTCGCTTAAATGATTATCTGCATTAACTACAGAGTTTGGCGTATAAATGTCCTGTGTGCGTTTTTCTGGCCAGCGAACTAATATTTCATCTAGCTTGATATTATTTTCTAAGAATGTATGTAAAATATTATGACTGTCGGATCCGCCACTGTAATTAAGAACAATATAATCATATTTTTCTCTGAGTTGCAATGCCCTACGTTTGTAGACTTCTTTTAACCCCATTGATGGCGGTGTTAACCAATCAAATCTTCCAAATACATCATTATTAAAAACCCAGTCGCATGGCTTACCTGTAGCTTTAGATGCAATTAACGCATCTACTTTATTAGAGTATGATTCCAACCCCACGCTGTAATAACCAAATCTGTTTATAATTTTATTGTTTAACATATTTTTAATTGTATAAATCGGCAAACTGTGGGTAAGTTGTTAGAAATGATTCTTTGCGATGTGCGTCTTGCAATTTGGTAATTCGGTTAAATTCTGGCAATAGGTAACTAACATCCTTTGCATACATAAACTCAATGACACTTTTCCAGTTTGCAATTAATTTGTCTGCCCCTTTGCATTGCAATATGTGTTGATTAATCAATTTAGCAATACGATCTTTATGATGTAACGGTAGTACTTGCAACGAGTGCATTTCTGGTGTATACATTATCGAAACAGCAAAATTTTCTAACGGAACTTGGTTATTGGTGTGCCAGTGTACTTGCAAATCGATTAAACTTTCAACTGTTAATAGCCCGGCAGTTGAAGTAACTGTAAATTTTACATTAGGACACTTTTCTCTAACTAAATTTAAATTATTTTCTATAATGTTCCATTTTGTACCGTGACGTGCGTATTCTAATTTCTCTCCAAATGCGTCAATGCTTGCGCCAACTGTAATATTTGAAAACTTTGTCCAAAGATCTAGTACACTTCTATGCTTAAACGACAAATTGGTAAAGTTAGTATTATAAATTATTTCTACATTGGTATTGCCGCACTCTATTAATTTGTCTAAAATCTGATAATGTTCGGACATAATTAACGGTTCGCCACCTGCAAAATAAATTTTTTCAACAGAACTTATATATTGATTGCAAATATTTTCCAGTGCCTGTCTTTTTTGTGCAGTGGTTAATGTTTGGTAACCAGTTCCGAATAATTCAACTTCTTCTTGTGCAATGGCGCTACTATAATGACCACTACAATACCTACATTTTAGATTGCAAATATTATTAAGTCTGATATCTAAATATTTTGGAGAAAATTCTATAGTTCCGTCAGGAAGAGTAGAATCCACTAGACTTTTTAAATGATGCCATTCTTTATTTGATGTTTGTCTGTAGCTTTGTATATTGACAGATTCTGCAAGATAACATTGGCTACATTCTTTTGACCGGATACCCGATAACATATTTTTTCTGATAGTTTTTGCGTTATTGTTGTTAATAATCTTTTTAATAGAATCAACATTTATACTACCTAGTGGAAATTCTTTATCACTCATGCAACAAGGCATGATATTGCTGTCGGTCCCTATGTATAAATGCATCCAAGGCAAAATACAAAAAGTGTCAGTGGGCTTGGGTATCTTGCGTAGAAATTCTTGCTCTACTAATACAAAATCTATAGGCTCGCCGCTGAGTTGTTGAAATTCTTGTTCAAATTTTTTATTTGATGTAACTACAGTAATAAAAAATTGTGGAATATCAATTTGTTTAATATATTCAACAAATTTACTAAGTTGTGCACCGGGGGTATTTTGAAATTCGAACAAGTCTTGAAAATAATGAATTACAATCTTGTCTCTTATATCATATTTATCTTTACGCAATTCAACCAGAGATTTATACAATTCGCCGTCCGTGAGGTTAGACAAATCAAGTACTCCTAGTACGTTAGATTTGTCTAATATGGCAAGTGTCATAAATTTCTATATATGTCTAACAATAAATTTGGATTATATTGATTGCTGTCAATTGAACTCAGCTGGCTATGAACAATTTGATCAACACTCTCAAACTCGATGTTGCCTTGAATTTCGTATTCTGTTAGTTCAGTTGTTTTTGCTGGAATTAACGTAATCTCACGCAACTTGTACGTGTCAATAAATGTTTCTTTGATAAACGTAGCCTCTTCATAGCTAATGTCAATGTCAAGATTAACTCGTACATGCATATTAGGTTTAAGCATAGCATCGGTGTGCTTTAGTACATCACTAAGTTGGAACACACGATACATCGGTTGCCCGGGCCAAGAATGAAATTCTGGCTCTTTGCCCCAATCCAAGATCATTAGTCCACGATCGTCGTCGCCGGCATCGGCATAATTGTGCGGAAAACAATTACCGATGTATGTTACATTACGTTTAGTTTGACGTTTATGAAAGTGTCCAGTGAATACATGTTCAAATCCTTGTAATGAATCTACACTCATTTCGCCATGCTCCGGCATAGCCACCATGGCATTCATTAAATATCCAGGCAATTCAAAGTGCCCAAACATATATTTGCCTTTTAACTTAGCAAGACGTTTGTAATCATCCCCGACTAACCAAGGGGCAATAACTACATCGCTGTCGCTAAACCAATCGTTGCAAATCCTGACGTTTGGCAGATGCTTTGCCCATTCAACTGATTGTACATCACGCTTATCTCTGTAATACAAATCGTGATTGCCGGGAATAAAAAATACTTGTTTAAAGTTATCGTTTAGGTGCTCTAGGGCACGTAGACTGTAGCCCAATGTTAAAATATTTATTGACGCACGATTATTATGCCAATCACCGAGGAAAAAGGCAGTTTCACACCCCTCTTCTAATGCTTTAGATGTAGCCCATTTAACAAACGCTAAACAGTCCTCGTTGTGCAACGTGCTGTTGGATTTTAGCCCAAAATGGATGTCTGTAAAAACAGCAGCTTTCTTAAATAAATTACTCATTAACTATTGTAACAGATTTATCTAGTGTAGAGCAAATGAAATTTACTCATCTGAATCATATCCGCCACCGCCCCCGGAACTCATTCCCTGTCTAGTGTAGCTAGGGTTTAACCCATTCATTTCTAAAATGTCATCTCGTAAGTTTTGATTGCGTTTCTCAATGTTCAAGACACGAGTAAAGCTATTAGTGATAGCGGCAGTATAATACGCAAAAGGGTTCTGCGATTTTGACTCGTCGAATTGCAGTCCAATTTGGCTGAGTTGTAGCAGGGCTTGTCCCCGCATTTCTTCGTTGTAGGTGTATCCACGCCAGTTGCTCCTTGTTGCATATCGTTCACATAATTTAATAAACATGTGTGCTAGTTTTGCGGTCATTTTCCCGTGATCTTTGCTAAACACTCCATCTTCTAACTTACCTTTCCAATGGCTACGGCCAACTATTACAGGTTCCCCGGCATCGTTGATTTTGTAGTGTACAAATGGTGGAAAGTTTACTTTAACATATTTTGTATTACCAATTAAGTCCAATTCTTCGTCATCGTACTCACTGCGTGGAATTGCACCTTCTTCCTCTTCCATGGCTTTTACTGCGGCCTTGCGACTTTTAACATCATCAACAGGAACGTGATCCCAGGACATTACTCGGAACACAACGTCAGTGTCTTTGACATCTTTGAGTTTAATTTCGAACTCTTCAAGTTTACGTTTAATACCAGTTTCTGCTAGTGCAGTATCTAATGCAAGTTTAGCCAATCGATCCGCACGATTTTGTCGAGCTTCTTTGATGTTCTTTTTATTAATCTTACCTGCATCCGGTAAAATCATATCATAATCTGCATCAGCTAAGTCATTGAACGAACAATAAGTTGTTTTGCTCTTATGAATTTCTTTTAAAATGTCTTTGTTGTTAAGATAATTATGGCGCACCTGCTGTTCCTTATAAGTTAGTGCATACTAACATATTTAAACCATGCTTGTCAACCTTTTTAAAAAACATTATCTGGGTATATATTGTTATCAATAAATACAATATAAAACAGGATCACTATGCCAGTACTACAAAATTCATCAGCATCCGGAAACTCACTGACAGGTGCGTTTGGTCAGAAGATCGGACAAGTTGTTACATCTAGTGTTTTGGGATCTGTTGGATTAAACCAAGCAAGCACACGTCAAAATGTTGCTGGAATGTTTAAGTACAGCGAACGTACTGCTGGCCCTGCACCGTTGATTACGTTCCCGTCTGCAAATCAAGATTGGCGAGTGCGTGTTAGTCTTGCACCTAACAGCGATTATTTTTACAATGATCCACAAAACACACTACTAAGTCCGTTAGTCAGATTACCCGGCGGTGCTGCTCCTGGCGGCAATGCCATTGCCAGTGGGCTAGGGCAAATTTTTGGCATAGGCGGATCTGTGCGTGTTGGTGTAGTATTTCCTTATACGCCACAATTAACAGTGACTCACACAGCAAGTTATGCAGAACAAAAATTAACTCATAGTAACTACAACAATTATTTCTATGAAAACTCTGGAGTTTCTGCTATAGCGTTGTCCGGTGAATTTACAGTACAAAGTGTAGATGAAGGACAATACTTGTTGGCGGCAATTTACTTTTTTAGGTCGGTGACAAAGATGTTTTTTGGCACAGACCCCAATGCTGGCAATCCTCCGCCAATTGTTTACTTAAACGGCTACGGACAATATTATATGCCTAATGTGCCTTGTGTGGTAACTAGTTTTGCACACACCATGCCTGCAGATGTAGACTACATGGACATTCCTGAACCTTATGTCACAAACACTGGCTACAATCCGCAGATTACTGCTCCAAGGTTAAACAGCACACGCTTGCCAACAACCAGCACAATTACATTATCGTTACAACCAATTTACAGTCGTGCAGCACAATCTGCAGGATTTAGTCTAATAGACTTTAGTCGTGGCGCATTAGTTAACAAAGCTAATTCAAATAATCCAGCAACAGCATTTGGCGCAAGTCAACAGGCTGCCTATGCTAAAACATTCAAACCCACTGGCGGATTCCTATAATGTCTACAGCAGTATATAAAAAATCTAGTCCTTACAGCGGAACCCCAATGTGGGGTAACTTCTTAGATATATGGGCCGGCAAACAAATCTACTCTGATGTAACAGATGCATTGTATCAAATTGATTCAATCTATAATAATAGACCAGATTTGTTATCATTTGACTTATATGGTGATACTGGGTATTGGTGGGTATTTGCTGTACGCAATCCCAATGAGCTAACCGACCCATTGATGAGTTTTACTACGGGTAAAGTTATTTACGTACCCACACTAGCCACAGTCAAGCGATCGCTGGGAATTTAACATGGCTGCTATCATAGAACCTACTGGGTTAGCTTATTACGCAGACGTAAACCCGCCGCCGGCAGGCGTGGTAATTCCACCTGGATATCGAGCTGCATCATCGTTGGAAGTTGGCGACGAATCAGTGAGTGGTGTAAAAACAATTGTGGCCAGCGACGGAAACAACATGTGGGTAGTACCTGCGTCAACACCTGCAACTCCTACTCTTCCGACTGTTCCGACTACCAATACTAATACTAATACTAATACAACAAAAGTAACAAACACAGATGGGGCGCCTGTACAAGAAATCGTAGTCACTGCAAAAAGACCAAAACGGTCTGTGGTGGTGCCTAACCCGTTACACAAGTATGCTAGTTATACATATTCATGGTCCCTGTGGTGGCTTGACCCAATGGATTACAGTACCTTATCCGGATTAGATTCGGTGGTTGCGGCAGCAGATTGGAGCCCAACAATTGGTAAAAGTTTTGTTGTAGCCGAAGATGGTGGTCGATTTGTTGATCAACGATTGCCTACTAGTCGTGGATACAATTATCATATTAACGGGGTTAATTTTAACACAACCATAGCACCCAACCGTCAAAGTTTGAATACCAATATGTTAACAGGTAGTATGGTTATTCGTGAACCATATGGCGTTACATTACTTGAAGTACTGGCCATGCAGGCATTTTTATCTAAACCACTTAACCAATCCGCGGCGAACTATACTGATCAGCCGTATATGTTGCAATTAGATTTTGTCGGCTATGATGATGACGGCAAAGCTATACCTGAAGGTGATACTGCAATATTTAGAAAACGTTTTCCTATTAAAATTTCTAATATAAAATTAGAAGTTACCACAGCAGGCACAGAATATCGCTTGACCTTTTTTCCTTCTAATCATGTTGCATTACACGAGCAACATGCTAATATTCCCAAAGCTATGCCGGTGTCAGGATCTACTGTGGGAGAAGTATTTAGAGATTTGTCTAAGCAATTGCAACAGCACTGGGCAGAACAAGTAACATTTGGTCTTCAAGGATATTCAGACGGAATAAGTTTTGAATTTGATCCAAGTATTTCACAGAGTAAAATTGTTTATCCCAAAGATGAAACAATTGCAGGCGCAAACTCCGACGGAGTTACATTGGATCTAAAAACAAAACAATTTATGATCCCAGAGGGAACTAAAATTGTTGACGTGATTAATAAAATTATGTCGCTGAGCGAGTTTATTATTAATCAATTAAAAACACAGGGTGGTCTTGCAAGCGCACATACTTCAAGTTTTAATTCTTTTAAAGTTGTAGTGGGACTGCAATATGGGGCTGCAGGTAAAGCTGATCCTAATACCATTGAATTTGCTGTACACGATCCTGTAAGAAATCAATACCCTAAAATAATAAAATTTAAGATACATCAATACACTACATTTGCTGGTAACCACCCAGCATTAGATCAAGCACCAGACAGCAGGCCTTTTACAGTTAAAGCCTACAATTACCTGTACACAGGTAAAAATATAGACATTATTAACTTTAAATTAAATTTTGATACAACATACTATTCGCAGGTATTGTCGTATAAAGCAAACTTTGCGGCTTCACAAGCCGCAGAGGATGTTGAGGTAAACGCAGCAGAGGCACGGACAGGACTTACTTTAAATGTGGGACCAAGTTTGCTGTCGGTTAGATATCCAGCACTATCAAATATTCCAATTCTAACACCAGTTAGATACTTGCCGGTGGTTAATAATCAAGCAATCACGGCCGGGTTTGGTATTTTAGGTAATCCACAGGCTCAAAAAGCCGCAGATGTAATTACTAGTTTGTATTCTACACAAAACGGGGATATGCTTGCTGTTGATTTAACTATTATCGGCGATCCTCACTTGATTAAACAAGATGATTGGTATTTCTCACCAGGCCCGTCATCTAAGGATTATGCAGGGATCAGCCAATCTGACTTTGCAACAAAGTACGGCTGGCTAAGAATGGACACCGGAGATTTAATAGTCTCCCTGACAGTTAATACACCAATTGACCAAGATGCAGATGTAACCGGTAAAGGATTGATGTTATGGCAAGGCGGATCGTCTTCGCCAACACAGTCAATGTTCAGCGGACAGTACAGGGTGCTTACCATACAAAACAATTTTGCAAATGGTAAATTTGAACAAGTGTTAAAACTTGCTAGATATATAAACGGCGATGTAGCCAGCGGACTTGCAACATTGACCAATGATGCAGTATCAAATAGTAGAACTAATCAACAAGCCGGAGGCGGATAATAAATGGGTGTATCAGATAACATACGCAGAGCTGGTCCGTCAAAGACCGCTGTAATTGATCAAAATAAACTTGGGCTCAAAGTAGATCCAGGACCTTATGTGGCCACAGTAATGGAGCACGTAAAAGGCAACCGACTTGGTCAGTTAAAAGTTTTTATTCCTGAGTGGGGCGGCAAGATCTCTCCAACCACAGAATATACAACAGTTAGTTACGCTAGTCCGTTTTATGGAAAAACATACGGCACAGATAGTCAAGAACTTCCAATTGACAGCCCTGCTACCAGTGGGCAGAGTTATGGAATGTGGATGATACCTCCGGACATTGGCAACAAAGTCTTGGTGATGTTTGCCAATGGAGATCGAGATCGGGGGTTTTGGCTAGGTTGCATCTATGATAGTTCAAGCCACCATATGGTTCCAGCAAATGGACGGGCCATTGGCGGCAAAGATAAAACCATGGTTCCTCCCGGGGATCAAAGTGTATCAATCGGTAACGACAGCGTACTACCAGTGACCGAATACAACGCAAAAGTGGACACAGCTTTCCAGAGTGATGGATTGGTGGCAACTCCGCGTTACGCACATCAATATCAAACAGCAGTATTATTACAGCAAGGCTTAGACAGAGACCCAATTCGTGGCGCAATTAGTTCTAGTAGTATGCGTGAAGCACCTAGCAATGTCTACGGTATTAGTACACCTGGGCGTAGTGCAACTAAAACACCACAACTTGGAACTGACAAAGATTTAGTAATATTCAGAAAAGGCGGCCACAGTTTTGTCATGGATGACGGCGCCGCCGGCGATGATATAAATTCTGAAGGTACAGATCAACTTATCAGATTGCGTACCACAGGTGGACATCAAATCTTAATGAATGACACAGAAAATGTATTGTATATTGGCAGTCAGTCTGGCGACACTTGGTTAGAATTCAGCAAAGAAGGACAACTACACGTATTTTCTAGCAACGGGATAAACTTACGCACCAAAGGGGTGATGAATTTCCACAGTGATGCCGCTATTATTATGCAAAGTCCAGTAATACAAATGAATGCCTCTGACACTACTGGGCAAGGTGGTGGGAGTGCAATTATTATGAATACCACAGGGCAGATGGCAATAAAAGCCACAATGGGTGCAAGTATTGCCGCAGATGGCCCGCTATCATTGAGCAGTCTGTCAATGGGGTCATTTAAATGCGGCGCAATGTTGAGTCTGTCATCTGCAGGAATGACCAGTGTATACGGAACCTTGTTAAAATTAAATACTGGCGGACCAGGAATACCAACCATAGTAACAACCACGCCAACCAACGTACTACAAGATACCATTTATTCTGACGGTACAAAAGCATGGGTATCGTCTACTGGGGCAGTATCGTCTGCGTGTACACAAGTACCCGCACATGAGCCTTGGGTCAGCACCGACGGCAAGAGCCGCCCACCTCCAAAAATTCCAGGGCAAAGTGGTAATAGCCTTGCGGGGTTTGCAACAGCAGCTGCAATGTCGGGTCTAGTTGGTTCACTAACCAGCAGTTTGTTTGGATAAAATATGGCAATAGATCAAGGCATACGACAATCCCAGGGTGTAGCAGTTACAAACACACTACCACTGAGCTGGCTAGGCAGGTCTGACGCACCATCGGGGCTACCAACATGGGCTACAATTGGAAAGCTATCCCCTAACCAGACTAAGTGCCTGGTTGCAGAAATAGGCTACGATCAAAGCCTCTGGGATTATGCCAAAGTTGGTGAAGATAATCAAGTTGGACGATATCAATTCTCTGCTGAAACGTTGGAATCATATGGTATATTAGCACCAGGGTCAGTCACAGAATACGGAAATGATGCTGTTAATTATCTACATTGTTGGACTCCTTCGATGATGCGTAGCAATGTAAATTCATATTTAAATTACATGTACAGCTCAACTAGTTTACAAAGTTTTTTAATAAACACAATAGCCCAAGATCATTTGGCATATAAAATTATCAGTGACCTACATATAGGTCTTAAAAAAATAAATGCAATTACACCCAATGACAATGCAGAAGTTACAGCCGGTATGATTTATGTCGCCTGGAATCTAGGTGTGGGCACAGGAATTACAAATACAGATGCTCAGGGCACAGGTGCGTATGCTTGGAGGTACAGCGGAATAGGGGACGGTGGTGAATACTACAACGTCGGGCGATATGCTGTAAGTGTACTGGGACGTTAATTAAATAAATATTACTATGATTACATACAAAGGTTTTAGCACATTAGTTACACCAAAAAAGTTTAAAGTCACTGATTTTGAATTATCTAAGCGTGACCTATTAAATTACTTTAGCATACGCAAGGGCGAAAAGCTAATGCAACCAAACTTTGGAACAATAATCTGGGATTTGTTGTTTGAACCATTGAATGATGACATACAACAGCTAATCACCGACGACATAAATCGAATTATAGGATACGACCCTAGACTCAGAGCAGGGCAAGTATCGGTCACACAACAAACTAACGGCTTTTTGATTCAAATAACATTGTCGTACGTTCCGTCAGATCAAACTGAAACCATTGGTTTAAACTTTGATCAAAATTCTAAGAATTTAACTTCAATAGTAGACTACAATTAACTGTCCATATTATTATCTAAATAAATAGTTTATATAGGTAAAAATATGGCACAGAATACACGTCAAACAAATCTTCTAGTACAGCAGGACTGGACTAAAATCTACCAATCGTTTGCAAACGCAGACTTTACTAGCTACGACTTTGAAACGCTGCGTAGCACAATGATTGGTTATTTACAGCAGTATTACCCAGATACCTTCAACGACTTCTTAGAAAGCAGTGAGTACCTTGCACTCATTGACATGATTGCTTTCTTGGGACAAAGCCTAAGTTTCCGCACAGATTTAAACACACGTGAAAACTTCATGGATACTGCACAACGCCGTGACAGTATTCTTAAACTTGCACGTATGTTGAGTTACAACCCACATCGTACAACAAGTGCTAGTGGCCTATTAAAGATCGACAGCGTTAAAACCACAGAATCTGTCTACGACAGCTCGGGCAACAATCTAGCCAACGCTACCATCCACTGGAATGACATTGCCAACGACAATTGGTTAGAGCAGTTTACCAACATTCTAAATGCAAGTTTAGTATCTAGTCAAACAATTGGCAAGCCGGGTAACAGTCAAAAGATCTCAGGAATTCAAACCGACGAGTACGCAATTAACCTAAACACCAACACACTACCTATCGCTGGTTTTACAGTTAACGTACAAGGCGCACCAGTTAACTTTGAAGCAGTTAGCGGCACCAGTTTAGGCGAATCCTACATCTACGAAAAAGACCCCACAATCACCGGACAGTTCAACGTATTGTATAGAAATGACAACAACGGAAATGCCAGTAACAACACCGGCTTCTTTATGTTCTTTAAACAAGGATCAATGCAGGCCACTGATTTTACAATTACCAATGCTATTCCTAATAATTATGTTCCTGTGCTGACCAATAATATTAACAGCACAGACCATTGGTTATATGCCTTAGACGCTGACAATAATATTCAAACAATGTGGGAAGAAACTCCTGCATTGCCAGGTATCAACGTTATCTATAATCAGTTAACAAACAAGAATTTGTACCAGTTAAACACAACCAACAACGATCAAGTTAATATTGTGTTTGGTGACGGATCATTCTCTAATATCCCATCGGGCCCATTTAGATTCTACTTCCGTACCAGTAACGGTGCAAGCTATACAATTAATCCAGATGATCTAAGTTCTGTAATTGTTGCATTTAACTATGTTGGTAAAAATAGTGCATTGCATACATTAACAGTTACAGCAAGTTTAAAATACACAGTAACCAATGCCAGTGCTGCACAAACATTGGAAAGCATTAAGATTAGTGCGCCCCAGCAATACTATACACAAAATCGTATGATTACTGCTGAAGATTATAATATTTTCCCACTGACTAGTTTTAACAGTATTCAAAAGATTAAAACAGTTAACCGCACAAGTTCGGGTGTTAGTTTATATCTAGATTCACTAGACCCAACTGGTAGTTATTCTAGCACAAACGTATTTTGTGCTGACGGGATTATATCTGCAAACACAGAAATTAAATCAACTACCTTTGATTTCTTAAATACCAATGACATTTATTCTGCTATCTACAATGATGTTGTGCCTATCATTGGTAGTACAGAAATGATTAATTACTATTATGCCAACTACCCTAAATTTAACAGTCCAGAAACTACAATTGAATTTAGTCAAACAACTTCTTCAACTTCTGCAAGTTCAGGATATTTACAGTTTGATGGCGACACATTGCAGATTGGTAATGGCATTAACGGCAATTTACAGTATGTTAACACAGGTGCAAGTCTAAGATTCTCTGCACCAGTTGGCCAATATTTTAACAGTCAAAATGCATTACAGACAGGAACTCCAAGTGCGGCCGGAGATAAATTAAGTTTTTATGCATCGGTGACTAGTATTATTCCCAACGATGATGCATACACTCCTAGCTTAGTTAACTTCGGAACACGAGTACCCACTGGTGCAATTTTAAGTGATGAAAATCTATTAGGAGCAAATAGTATTATTCCTCCATATCAAACAGATTTGAGTACAAGTTTAATTGGAACAGCTATCTCTCAAATTAACGCAAAAGTTAATTTTGGATTAACCTATGATCAGGAAAATCAAACGTGGATTAATATTCCTCCTGCAAGCATTAGTGCTAGCACAGATTGGCTAATGAAATTTACCTATAATCAAGGACGTTATACTGTACAAAGTAAAATTTTAAAATATGTATTTTCTAGTGTGGGCGAGACTACATTCTATTTTGATCCTACTGTGCGTGTGTATGACTCAACCACAGGTACCACAGTCCCTGACACAGTTAAAGTATTAAAAATTAACACAGAACCAGGGTCAAATTTGCCAATTGGTAAAGACATAGTCTGGCAAATATATAACAATGTAGTTGATGTAACTGGCTATGCAGAAACAGATCGCATCTTAGTTAAACCACCAACAATACAAATGGATTCTGTGCCCGATAATCCTGATTTGTATGAATTGATTGCTGGTACAGATGTATCTCGTGGCGATTTATATTTCCAGTGGCAACATAATAGTCCAAGTAGAAATCGTATTGATCCAACCCCAGTTAACATTATGGATGTTTATATACTAACAGCCGACTATTCTACTAGTTATATAGAATGGATACAAGACTTAACAGGTACAGTATCTGAACCTATTGCACCTACATCAAGTAGCCTAGAAATTGCATATAATACACTAGAAGATTACAAAGCAGTTAGTGATACATTAATTTATAATCCAGCAAAATTTAAACCGTTGTTTGGATCCAAAGCAGATTCATCCTTGCAAGCACGATTTCAGGTTGTTATTAATCCAGCAAGTAGTATGACACCGAACGAAATGAAGAGTCAGGTTATTGCGGCTATTAACAAATACTTTGATCTGGCCAATTGGGACTTTGGCGATACATTTTATTTCAGTGAATTAGCGGCATATCTACACAATAAATTAGCACCAAACTTGGCCAGTATATTAATTACCCCCGATGATGTTGGACTAGTATTTGGTAATTACTTCCAAATTAATTCTGAACCATGGGAAATTATTACATCTGCGGCCACTGTTAATGACATTGATGTAGTTAGCGCAGTAACAGCGGCACAACTGAACCTTGGCAACACCCTAATAGGTACATATTAATGAGTCTTTTTAATACAATCAATTTCTTACCTGAAGTATTCCGTACTTCACCAAACCAGGCGTTCCTTAGTGCAACCATGGACCAGCTGGCAACAGACTCGTATAATGTTCCATTGGACGGATATATTGGCAGAACATTTAGCCCTACATATAAGTCCACTGATAATTATGTACCCGAGGTCAACAACGAGCGTAGCCGCTATCAACTCGAGCCTACTGTAGTGGTGCAAGACGCAAATAAGAAAGTTAAGTTTAAATCTGATTATACTGATCTGCTGCACCATATTAAAAGTTCTGGCGGCATTAGCACCAATCATCAACGTTTGTTTAGTGCCGAGTGCTATAACTATGACGGTAAATTTGACTACGATAAGTTTGTAAACTATTACAAATATTATTGGATGCCCGACGGCCCTGACGCAGTAGACATTTACAGCAACGAAGTTCCGTATCAAAATGATTATGTAGTAACACGTAGTACAGGTACTGGCGGGTATTTATTTACTGGGACTGGTACACAACCAAACACACAATTAACATTGGCACGTGGCGGCACCTATACATTTACAGTTAACCAACCCGGATTCCGATTTTGGATCCAGACTAATCCCGGGATTAGTGGAACTGTACCGGGGTTGCCGACAGTCACAACACGTGATATATTTGGTGTAACAAACAATGGCATAGAGACTGGCGTTATTAGATTTAATGTTCCATTATCAACAGCACAAGACTTTTATATCAACATGCCAATCGCGGCCACTGTGGATGCATTAGTAACAAATATTAGTTACACAAAGATTCAAAATCGTTTACTCAGCGAGTTCTTGGCAGAATTCCCAACGGGGTTTGATGGTATTAATAATCAATTATCTGGAAAGAGTTTTGTACTCATCAATGGAGAATATGATGACCTCCAATGGACCACTCCAGCAATGCCTACTGAATTCACTGGCACAGATACCAGCGATATTGTTCCGGGATATATTGTACCCGAAGAGCGCAGAGTTTACGGATGGAGAGTTGAATTAGTTGCCACAGATTTAACTAACACTGACTATGTAATTCAAATACACCCGCAATACACCATTGAGATTAGAGAAAAAGTTTTTGTACGTGCAGGATTAACTTATGCATCTAGTGAGTATTGGGTAGATCCTAACTACCGTTATAAAGATGTTCCTATTAATACATCTGCTGCTGAGTACTTGTATTTTCAAGACGGCACTAATCCCGCCTACGTAGGACAAATTAAATTAGTAAACAATATCAATTCAACTATTGACGTTGACAACGAGATACTAGGAAAATCAAGTTGGTGCAGCCCAAATGGCGTAAATCTAACCAATGGGTTGAAACTTTCTTTTGATTCAAACGTTATCCCTGCGGCGTATGCCAATAAAGAATTTTATGTAGAAGGTGTTGGTACAAGCATCAATCTTGTGCCAGTTGACCAATTGGCCGTACCTGAATCTTACGGTGAAAATATTGATGTTAGTCCTGATTACATTACAATTAATCGAGGAAGTCAAGACCGTAATGGGTGGAGTAGATATAATCGTTGGTTCCATGTTGATGTGTTGACTGCAACAGCAGGGTATAACAGCGCCGATGTTAACTATGGGCCAAACATCCCTGCACGTCGACCCATTATTGAATTTAATTCAGGATTACAACTTTTTAATTACGGTAGTCGAAGCATCGACAATGTAGACATTGTTATTTTTGAACCAACTGACGCCTTTAATGAGGTTGAAGGGCAAGCAACGGCATCAGTGGATGGAGTAGCAGTTCAGCAGAATGATTACATTGTATTTGCAGACGACTATGACACAAACGTAAAAAATAAAATTTGGGAAGTAATTATTGAGATAATCAATGGATCAAATTATATTACTCTAATAGATACAGGTTTAACTGTTACCAATGGATCCAATGTACTGGCGCTCAGGGGAGGAAACCAAGGTAAAAGTTTTTACTACGATGGCACAAATTGGCATGAGTCCCAGGCTAAAACACAGATTAATCAACAACCAAACTTTGATCTAGTAGATGCTAACGGGTATAGCTTTGCAGATAATACAGTATACCCAGGCAGTACGTTTGTTGGTACGTGTGCATTTCAATATAAAGAAGGGACAGGCACAAATGACTCAATTCTTGGGTTTCCATTGTCTTATCAAACGTTTAACAACATTGGTGATATTGTATTTGAAAATTGTTACGACAAAGATACATTTACCTACGTTGATGATTTAACTACTGTTACAAAAAAACATAGCCAGGGCTATTTTGCCGTTAACAACGGAACCACTGTTACCAAAGAAACAAATTGGGTAACTAGTGTTGAGGATACAAAACAGTATCAATTGTTTACAAAATTCTATGATGGGCGTACAGTTGCAATTAATGGAGTTGACCGAGCATTTGTTCAAGTTGATGTATTACCGAACACAGAAGAAGGATTAATTCCTTATACAAAAGTATTTTTAAATAACAGATTGTTAACTGCTGGTGTAGATTATAATATTGTTGCTTACGGGGTTTACCATTTAGTTGAGATGACATCTCTTCCTTCTGTGGGAGATAAGATTGATGTACAAATATTCAGCGACACTATTAGTAAAATTGGATATTATGAAATTCCAAAGAATTTAGACTCAAATCCATTAAACGAAAATTTCCCAACAATTACGTTGGGACAGTTACGTACACACTATAACAAGTTAATAGAAAACTACGCTGGGGTAGGAAAAACCCAGGACACATACTTAAAAGCGCAAATTGGTACTATTACTCATCATAGCAGTCCTTTGGTATATGCGGCAACGTTTTTAAACGACCCAGTGGTTAATTTTACTACAGGTATTAATCTAGCTAGAAAAGAATATACTAGATTTAAAAATAAATTTTTAAGTTTATGTGCTTCATTGACTACGTTAAATTATAACAACCCGGCCAGTGGTGTTGACACAATTTTACAATCAATTAATTCAGTTAAGAATAATAGCTTCCCGTGGTTTTACAGTGACATGGTTCCACAGGGCGGTAATTATACTACATTAACTTATACAGTATTAAACGCACGTCAGGCAAACTACGAAATTAATTCTATCTTTGATGTAACTCAATTAAGTAACCGTGCAGTATTAATCTATGTCAATGGTACACAGCTAACTTTAGACGCAGATTATACGTTTAGTACCATTGTTCCTGCAGTTACAATTACTAAAACTCTAGTAGTTGGTGACATAATTACTATCCGAGACTATTTTAACACCGACGGGAACTATATTCCCGAAACACCGTCTAAACTGGGACTATATCCAAAATTTGAACCTGAGATATATCTAGACGACACATACCAAACTCCTGTTTCAATGATCCGTGGACACGACGGATCGATTACTCCTGCATTTGGAGACTTCAGAGATCAATATCTATTAGAGCTTGAGAAACGTATCTATAATAATATTAAAGCTAATTATCTAACCAATGAATTAAATCGCTTTGACATTATACCCGGACGATTCCGACAATCCGATTACTCACTGGAAGAATTTAATCAACTCTTGACACAAAACTTTTTACAGTGGGTTGGCTCCAATGGTGTAGATTACACCACAAACTCTTGGTATAATGCCTCTAATCCGTGGACATGGAATTACTACGGTCTTCCTGATACTGTTAATCGTAGTTCATTGCAAGGTTCTTGGAGAGCTGTTTTTAAATACTGGTATGACACCGACCGACCAAATTTGGCTCCGTGGGAGATGTTAGGTTTTAGTAGTATACCAAGCTGGTGGTTAGACCGGTACGGAGAATCACCCTATACCAAAGGTAATCTAACATTATGGGACGACTTAGAAGCAGGCTACATTTGGAACAATGGGGATCCGTATACTGATCTAAGATTTGCACGTCCTGGGTTAAGCACATTTATTCCTGTTGACTTTTCAGGTAATTTGTTGAGCCCAAATTTAATTCCGTTATCAACTTTATCAACTAGCAAATATGTAAATGGAAGTTTTGCGGTTGGGCAACAAGGCCCAGTTGAAACTGCCTGGCGCAATAGCAGTGATTATACGTTTGCGGTACAAGTTGCTTTTGCATTGGCCAAGCCTGCAGAATATTTTGCTACACAAATTGATACATCGTTGGTGTACAGAAATCCTATAACTAATCAGTTTAGCACAGCAGACAACATAAAAATTACTCCGAGTATTTTAAAAGTAAATGGCGATACTACGCTTGGCACAATTAAACGTACATCTGGTTATATTAACTGGATCGGAGACGGGATTAAAAATCTTGGAATAAATCCTGCAATTACATTGCAAGACTATTTTAACAATATGACTGTTCAGTTATCGTATAAAGTAGCTGGATTCACTGATAAGAATTTATTAACAGTTTCTGCAGAACAAACAACACCAAGCTCAACTAACGCTAGTGTTATTATTCCAGACGAAAACTATAGAATTTATCTAAGTAAGTCTGTACCTGTTAGTACAGCCACATATAGTGCAGTTATCGTAGAAAAAGTAACAGGTGGATATTCAGTAACTGGATACGACCTAAGCAATCCATTCTTTACTATTATTCCTAGCATTGCAAGTAGTAATAGTACTGTTATTTCTGCTAGCGGTGTTGGTGCTAAAGTATATAATGACTCCACTGGAACCTCAACAAAAATTCCATATGGCACAGAATTTACTACCTTACAACAGGTAGTTGATTTCTTAGTAAGCTATCAACGTTACCTAACTGCACGTGGATTTATATTCACTGAGTTTAGTAGAGATTTACAAAAACAAAAAGACTTTATATTAAGTGCTGAAGAATTTTTATATTGGAGCCAACAAGGTTGGACCAATGGTACTATTTTAGTATTAAATCCGATCACTAATAAATTAATTTTCTCTTCGTACTTTACTGTAGTTGATGAAATTACAAATGCACCAACTAGTAGCAGAGTATTGGATCAAAATTTTGTTCCTATTAAATCAACTTCTTTGACCTTGCTCAGAGATAGTGTGTTTACAAAAGAACAGGCCGAGCCAGTTAACGTCATGACCATGGAAGTAATTAATGGCTCATATGTATCGTTAGCTAAATTAAATCTAGTACAGTACGAGCATACATTGATATTTGATAACGTCGACGACTTTGGCGATATTATCTATGTACCATCGCAAGGAACACGTCAATATCGTTTAAAACTCAGTGGCGAAAAAACTGGCGGATGGAACGGTATGTTGTTTGCACCAGGATATGTGTATAGTGACCCGAAGATATTAACGTGGGAAACTAACTACGATTATAAGACCGGTGATATTATCACATTCAGCAGTAACTACTATACTGCTACAAAGAATATTCCTGCAAGTTCAAAATTTGATGCTACACAATGGAAACAAATTTCTTCAGATGACATCCGTACCGGATTATTGCCATCCTTTGGTCACAACGCACAGAAATTTGCAAACTATTATGATGTAGACAATCCACCTCCTGAGGAAGATCTACAGTTGTTTAGTGCAGGCTTAATTGGATTTAGACAAAAACCTTACCTAACAGATTTAGGTATTAGCATTCCTAATCAGACTAAGTTCTATCAAGGGTATATTAAACAAAAAGGCTCCCGCAATTCGATTAATGCGTTGACTAAAGCCAACTTCGAAAACGTTCAAGGTACTGTAACAACCTACGAAGAATGGGCATTCTTAATTGGTAAGTACGGAGACTTTTCTCGTAATCAGTACAATGAATTTATTTTAGATCAGTCAATTTTTAATACGAACCCTGTTGCGTTTACCTATGCGTCAGAGTATAGTACAACGCACAGCGATATCATTGACTTGTCTTCGGCTAACATTTATAACTCTAGCAATTTGAGTAGTACAACAACATCTATCTACAACAACAGAGTTGACAGCACATATATTACAGATCTGCCAACTGCGGGGTTTGTACACTTGGATGATGTTGAGTCCACATTGTTTAATATTGCTAATGCAACACCGGCTGATGTACTCGAAGTGGGATCGGGGCACAAAATATGGGTAGCTAAAGACAGCCAAGAAAATTGGAACGTATTGCGTGTAACAGAAACTAAATTAATTGCAACAAAGATCAACTATATGTTAGATTCTTATGCACAGCTATTCTTCAACGGCAATCACAGTTTTGAAGTTGGCGATTCAATGGTGTTAACTAACTTTAATACTATCTACGGAAACTATAATGGTGTGTACACAGTTGAGGCTGTTCCTAATAGTTCATCTATTACAATTACAGTATCCCCAACGGCAGGCAATAACTTATTGTACTTGGTACAAAATAGTCCGTTAACTGCCGCAGGCACAGTATATGCCCTTGAATCAATGAAGATTGATTCAATCACTGATATAACAAATATAACTCCATTGAACGGATGGAGAGACTACGATCGTGTATGGGTTGATTCGGCAACAGAAAACGGATGGGGAGTGTATACTTACAGTCGTCCGTGGGATGCTAATACAGTATCAGAAATTACTCCGGTATCATTATCATCTAATGAAAGATTTGGTAGTGCTATTCGTATAAGCTCTAACACAGAATATGTTTACACTGGTAGTCCCGGTGAAGGCAGGGTATACGCAAATATTATTAACAGTTCGTATGCTAATATCATTGTATCAAATGCAAACTCTAGTTTTGGATCTGCAATTGAGTCTCAAGGTAACCTATTAGTAGTTGGCGCACCAACTGACGGAAATGTACACGTTTACTTACATAGTACCTCTGCAAATACCATCACAAAATTACAAACAATACATTCAAGTAATGTTAGCGGGCGCTTTGGTACAAGCATTGCAATGAGCACAGATCAACGGTGGTTATATATTGGAGAGCCCGGCAGTGATGTGGTTCAGGCATATTGGACCGCTAACATTGGTGCCAATGCATACTACGACCGTGTTACAGCATTTGGCACAGGCACAGGTAATGTTGGCTACAGCGTTAAAACCAATGGGTCAACCATATTTGTGGGCGCACCAAATGCAACCAATGAAGAAGTGAATAACGGAAATGTGTATGTGTTTACACGCACATCCAATGCATTTGCGTTGAGCAATACATTGTCAAGTAACTGGAAAAACGAAAATGCTAATTTTGGTGCAAGTTTGGCAGTCGATGGCACAGGCGGAAACTTATTTGTGGGAATCCCAGGGTCTACACAATCAGGAATTTATAACGGTCGCGTAGAACGATATATTAAAGATGGTAGCAATTATGTATTCAATGAGTATATTGAACATCCCAATGAAGAAATTGGAAACTTTGGTTCTAGTATAAGTGTTAGCAGTGACGCAGTAGCATTGGTAGTTTCAAGTCAAGGTTCGTCGGGCAGAGAAGAGACAACATTTGATGACAACGCAACAGTTATTGACGGACAATCGACTATATTCATTGATTTAATCTTTAACAGTGGCGCGGTATATTTATTTGAACCATTAATTGATCGCACAGACGCTGGTACGCTGGGTGAGTACATTTACGTACAAGAACTTGAAACACAGATCAATACCGGAGATCAATATGGCACAGCCATTGATGTCACTAGAAGCAAAATTGCCATTGGTGCCCCAGGCACAAACAGCAATGCTGGTGCAGGATATTTGTTAAACAATCCAAACGAAGATACTGTATGGATGTTAACACGTGAGCAACAGCCACAAGTTGATATTAACAGTATTAATCGCACGTTCTTGTATAATAAAACAAATGACAATATTTTAACTTCAATTGATTACATTGATCCTAAGAAAGGAAAAGTATTAAATTCTGTTGGGAAAGACATCGACTATTACAGAATTGGCGACCCCGCAGTTTACAATGCAGGCACTGGTGTGCTGAACCCGGGCTTCCATTGGGGTCCTAATCAAGTTGGGAAAATTTGGTGGGACTTAGATTCTGTTAGATTCATTGAATACGAACAGGATACATTGTCATACCGGTTAAACAACTGGGGCAAGATGTTTGATGGTAGTACAGTAAATGTATACCAGTGGGTGGAAAGCTCTGTGCTACCAAGTCAATATAGAATATATGGAGGACGTGGTGCCCCGGTATTTGATAATGACTCGGCATATTGTACTTACGGATGGGTCGATCAGCGCGGCACAGTACATTTAAAATATTATTTCTGGGTAGCCGGATTAGATGAAATTGCTAAAAATAAGAGCAATAGCGTTATTAGTATTACAGCAGGAATTGAAAACCCACAAAGTCAAGGTGTTACTTACGCAACGGTATTAAGAAATGATACGTTGGCATTGTATAACATCAATAGTTTATTAACAGGCACAAATAGTGTTTTGCATGTTGAAAAACGTACAATTGACGCCGGATTGATTCACAGCGAATATGCATTAATCCAAGAGGGTAACCCAACAAGCAAGATTCCTGGTATATTACTGAATAAATTTGTAGACAGCATTGCAGGACAAGACGCCGCAGGCAATGTAGTTCCTGATCCTACACTAACTCCGGCACAAGCATATGGTATTAGTGTACGCCCACGCCAGGGAATGTTCATTGATAAATCTCTTGCATTGTTGAATTATGTTGGTGTAGTCAATGAAAAGTTAATTAGCTACCCTGTAGTTGAACGTAAAGTTTTAACTACACTAAACAGTAGTGAAACAATACCTCCGGTAAACTCTGGAGCATATGATCTTATTGTTGCAGACTCCGACGAATTAACTTATGTTGATACTAACATGATTTCAGATGGGTATCGAGTATTAGTGTCATCTGTTAGAACACAATCTGGTAAATGGGTAATATATGAATGGGACGGCAACGTATGGAATGTTGCTATCCGCGAAGACGAGTCTGATTGGATACAAAATTATAAAACTAATCTATATTGGGACTTTGTAGATTATTATGATCCGTTATTTGATTCAACGACCACAGTGGATTATACTGTAGATACTATTCTTGATTTTGGAAAATTGACATTGGTACCCAATACCTATGTTAAAATTTTAGACGCAGGATCGGGAAATTTTGCAATTTATTATATTGATTCTAGTTTAAATAAAACTTTAGTTGGCATTGAAAACGGAACAATTCAGATTAGCACAGGCGTTATTCCTCCTAAAGAATTGCGACAAATTCTAATAGCAATTCAAACAGAAGTATTGATTGATGACCTAGCAGCTGAGTTTAACCAAGTATTTTTCTTATTGGTCAAATATGCATTAACTGAACAAAAGAATTTAGATTGGGTATTTAAAACTAGTTTCTTAAGTGCTACACAGTACATTCGTAAGCTACAACAATTCCCATCTTACATTCCTGACAACCAAAACTATTATTTGGATTATATCAACGAAGTTAAACCATATAGAACTATATTGCGTGAATTTGTCGTAGATTATCAGGGCGATGATAAATTTGATGGTGACGTTACAGACTTTGATTTGCAACCATATTGGGATGCTAACTTAAAAGTATATCGTAGTCCCAGCGGCGAACAACGATATGATAGTAGTTTAGTTACATCTGGAGTGTATTCCCAGTGGAACAACAAACATACATATAGTGTGGTTGACGTTGTAGTTGACGTACCAGGAACTGGATTTAATTCTCCTCCACAGATTATCATTACTGGTGGCGGTGGCACAGGTGCTACAGCAGTTTCTGCCATTGATGGTAACAGTGGAGTTCTGAGTATTACTATAACAAATGCTGGAAGTGGATATACCTCAACCCCACTTGTAACTATTAACGGTACAGGTTCGGGTACAGTAGCATATCCAATTCTTCGCAATGTTTGGACTCCCAATTTTGTTAACTCCGGCGACGGTTATACGGGGCATAACATTGTCAGAAGTATTAAAACTACAATGAAATTTGATCGTATTAACTATGCGCCAGCAAATACATTTGTAATGTGGGATGAAGTAAGCAGCGGAGATGTAATACCTGTTGATACTATACTAGTATTAGGAACATCATTGTATAAGTTAACTGATGAATATACTGTTGATCCTACATTAGAATTCCCATTGGCAAACGTAACAGTGATTGCTACAAGTTCATTTGATAATGCCAATGATCGTATTGTTTCATCCAAAGGAAACATTAACCTGTCAAAGACGCAATATGGACTAGAGTATCCCGGTGTAAAAGTTGATGGAAATACCTATGTTGGTGAATACATTGATTCTACTATTTCAAGTCGGTACACAGATTCAATTGGTGTAGCACCCAGTGACATTATTGTCGACGGCGGTAGATATTATGACACTTACAATAGTCATGCGCCTGAAGAAATGGTACCGGGTATTATATTTGATAGTTTAAACTTACAAGTATTTGAAGCAAATTTAGCATATCGAGTATTTAAAAATATGCAAGATGTTGAAAACTATACACGGGTATCATCTGCAGGATCAACTACCCTGACTGCTAATTTGGCAATCACTGATACATTAATATATGTCACGGATGTGTCTACATTGCCACCTCCCAATCCCGAAGGCGGTATCCCTGGTATTGTATTCATCAACGGTGAAAAAATTACATATTATGAATACAATTTAGACAACAATACACTTGGTCGTATCCGACGTGCTGTAGACGGTACCGGAGGCGCCGCATTACATACTGTAGGTAGCCGTGTAGTTGATGCAAGTTTGCAACAGAAGATTCCGTTGACAACCTTCACTGAAGCAAACATTGGATTGGCTCCTGTTACATATCCCGCAGTAGATTCAGCAACATTAAAACTAGTGCTGAATACAAACATTACAGCAAATGTTGGAGATTATATCACTGAGTATTTTGTAGGCGGAACAGTTGCTGCTAACTTGTTAGTAATTGAGAGGACAGTTAATTCCAATACTGTTCCTGTAGTAACATTAACAGGCACAATAAGTTTACTTACAGGTAATACAGTACAATTAAATGGTACACACGTTGCTGGTAATGTAGTAAGTGGAAATCCATTGGGAATGGTATCTTCAGGTGGTGAAGTGACCCTGGCAGCAAATACAGTGGTAACAACCGGCACAATTTGGTATGCACTAGGGTCAGGTACTCCAACAAATGGGCTAGGACTAGAGAACAGCAATACAATACAGAGTAATTTCTTATTGGATCAACCCGGGTATACGCCATGATAAATACTGAAACGCCGAGTTCTAAGAACCAAAATATAGATAAAATAGAGGAAAAAGCAGTGGAAAACAAACAACAACGCCCAAACGAATCTTCGGGGATTTACGTCAGAGGGCACATTAAGATTTTTGACCCATCATCGGGGGAAGTTTTTATTGACAAGGCTAACGCTATTCACTATGAAAACTTTTCTGTTGCTTTGGCTAACTCTATTGCTGACAAATCACAGAACTTTATCTATGAAATGAACTTTGGTAATGGTGGCACATCAGTTGATCCCACAGGTATTATTACATATTTGCCAACTAATACCACAGGGCAAAACAGTAATTTATATAATCCAACATACGCTAAGATTGTTGATGATACTAGTGCTGCAAACCTGGACCCAACAAATAACAAAATGCGTGTAACACACATTCCCGGTACTGTTTACGCAGATATTTTAGTTAGTTGCCTACTTGACTACGGCGAGCCTAGTGGACAATCTGCATTTGACAATAGCCAAGACCTAAACAGTGAGTATGTTTTTGACGAACTAGGGTTACGTGGTCGCAGCACTGACGGAACATCGGGACTAACCAGCACAGGCTTATTGCTGACACACGTGGTTTTTCACCCTGTACAAAAAGCTCTTAACCGCTTGATTCAAATTGACTATACTGTGCGTATTCAAACACTAACAAACCTAAGCTCGATTGGATAATAAACTATGAGCTATATTATTAACAAAACAGATGGATCAGTATTAACTAACATACTTGATGGTACTACAAATACAGATACTGGGCTAACACTAATTGGTCGTAACTTTCCAACTTATGGCGAGATACAAAATGAAAACTTTGTTCGCCTATTAGAAAATTTTGCAGACCCAAGCCCACCGGGTGTGAGCGTAGGTTTTACTCCATTGCCGGGCACACTATGGTATAATACAAATACGATTTCCTCTGCGGGGTTGCTTGGTCCTCGTTTGTATGTATACAATGGAGCAAATTGGATTCCTGTTAGTGAAAGCACAGTTTCTGCAACAGCACCGACAATTTATAAAACTGGCGACCAGTGGTGGGATACAACTAATCAACAGTTAAAAGTTTATACTGGAAGTGGGTGGTCAGTAATTGGCCCTGGCAATTCTTCTTCACAGGGTAAGAGTGGTGCGTTTGTTGAAACAGTAACAGATTCGTCTAGTGTTAATCATCAGGTTGTTGCTATATATTCAAGTAACAATCTAGCTAGTATTTTTAGTTTAGATGCTGACTTTGATCTGGCACCATCTAATACATTGTATGCACAAGGATTCCAAAGTGTTAAGCGTGGAATCACTGTGGCAAACACTAGTATCTTCAATGGCACAGCATCTAATGCATTGACTGTTGGGAATATTAGCCCAACAGTACTAGCACGTATTGATAGACCTAATACCTTTGCCAACAACATCACTGCTAACGGAAACATATCTTTTGGCAGTAATGCAAACGTAGCCGTGGTTGGAAATGATTTAGTAATTCAAAATAAAGTCTATAACGGAAACATAGTTGTTTCTGTAAATGGTTCCGGCGTCACAAATAATGCATTGTCGATTAATGGAGCAACTGGTACGGTCACAGCATCTGCTACACCAACTAGTGGTAGTCATTTAACAAATAAAACTTATGTAGATTTTAAAGTTGGCGAAGTTCAAACTCAAATTGATAATGTCAATGATCAACTATTAGTTGACATTCAGCAAGTTTTTAATGATTACATTTCAAACATTAATAATGTTGTTGACTCAACTAATTCTAATTTAAATTTAGCAACGGGCAATATTACAAGTAACGTAGCCGATCTTGCACAATATACAACAAGTAATATTGGACGATTAGATGGCCTGATTACCCAATTGCGTGGTAACATTACTGCGGCAAATTCTCAAATTGCATTACGTGCTACATTAAACAGCCCTATTTTTACAGGCATATTAAATGTACCACCAACAACAAACTATTTGTCTTATGCAGCCAGCCTGGGACAAAGCAACAACCCTTATCAGCTAACATTAACTAGTGGCATTACTGTTGCTACAGGTGATACAATCAGGCAGTTTAGGGAAAGCGACTCTGCACTAATTGCCACATTTACTGCACAACAGTCTTATACTAATAGTGCTTATGTAACAGTGACATTACAATCCGGGGAGCCAACACAAGGTAGTGTAGCAAATCGTATTTCTGTAAACGGTGTATTAGTTAGCCCCACAACAGGAATCACCACAGCAGTTTATCTTGGTCCCAACTTAACTTATCCTGGCATCGGCGATAATACAAGTAAAGCTGCTTCTACCGCTTATGTTGATGCAACTGCAAATAAGATCTACGGTGATTACACTACAAAGATTTCAACAGCAAACACCGCAGTAGTATCGTATGTAACGGGATTATTAACACCCAAGGCTCCGTATGAGAGTCCGGCGTTTACTGGTGTGCCAACTGCACCCACAGCATCTGCAGGAACACAAACAACTCAAATTGCAACAACAGCTTTTGTTAAAACAGCAGTAAATGCAGTTAGACTTAATTATACAATTAGTTCATCGCCGCCTAGTGGCGGGCAAGACGGTGATTTATGGTTCCAGATAGGATAACCGATGGCATCATCTGACCGAAAGATATGGGCTAATAAAGATGGGGTTTGGTCTCAATCAAGCTCTTCTTTTAACATTGGCGGCACGTGGGTAAATCCAATTGCTGCTTACGGCAAAGTAAACGGCGGGTGGAAACAATTTTGGCCGCCAACTGGAGCAGCATTGTTTACTGCTGATGGTACATGGACAGTTCCAACTGGTATTACTCGAGTTAATGCTATTGTCATGGGTGCAGGCGCCGGTGGTGGTGCAGGTCGTCGTAGTACCAGTGCAAACGGAGGTGGTGGCGGTGGTGGCGGTGGTGCCATTGCTAAACAAGAAAACCTAGTAGTAGTAC